GTAATCATGGTTTCCCAATGATCTGATCTCATGGAGTGGTGGCCGAGAGGCTGAAGGCGGCGGTTTGCTAAACCGTTATACGGTCAAAAGCCGTATCGGGGGTTCGAATCCCCCCCACTCCGCCATTATCCCGTCGCAAACTCCAAGAACTGCGCCTTCGCGCTCGAAATTCCTTTTGCGTCCAAAGGGGTTTGCGGGACGGAACCGAACCTCTGAGACCGACCGGTCGGTGGCTCACAGTCTCTGAATGGGCTTCCGTCTCATTCTGCACGAACCTCGACGTTTGCGGTTCCGACGAGAATTCTCAATTTCTCCAGCATGTTGCCAAGATCGGACGACCACGCGATTCTGACCAAACCGCTGCCTTGCAAGGCAGTCTGAGAACGCGAGGTGGTCGTTCCCGAGCGCGGTCAAGGGTGGTTCAGAGCAGGAACGGCCCCACCGCCATGACTCAGGCAAAGACGCGGGTTTTCTGCTCGGCCCACGGGAGGTCGGCGATCCCGGTCAGGTCATTGATCGTGACGCTCGATGGGCGTCGCGCGATGACCAATTCCTCCAGAACTTCCGGCGACAGATAGGCCAACCGGATCATCCTGCCGATGAAGCGGTCGGTGACATTCTCAACGGCAGCGATGTCGTGGATGGTCGTAGCGGCACCGCTCTCCAACTGCCGCCGCCAGTTCCATGCCCGCGCGAGCGCGCGCAGCAAGCGCGCATCCTGCACCCTGTCGTCGGCGGACTCGTTTTCTGAGGGAGCCACGATCCGAGGCCGCCCATTGCGCTTGCGGATCGTCAAAGGGATGACGACGCGGATCGTATTGTCAGGGTTCGTCATGCTGTCGCCTTTCCCTCACGCGGCGTGACCATGTCCCGGATGAGCGACGTCAGACCGTCCTGACGCAGATCGATGGCGATGCCGCCGGCCCCGACAGTGACGCGCTCGACGAGGAGCTGGACGATGCGGGTCTGCTCGGAAGGAAACAGCGCCGTCCATAGCTGGTCGAAGCTACCAAGGGCTGAAACGACGGCCCGTTCATCCGCATTTGGGACTTCGTGTCGAATGGCATCGACGGTACGAGCCGCGATCTCTGGAGCCCGGATCATTCGCCGGACCTCACCTACGACCGCATCCTCGACCATTCCGGCGGGCAGACGCTGGATGGACGTCGAGTCCGACGTTGGGCGGCATTTGATCAGGTCCATCGAAGCATAGTAGCGATACAGCCGCGACGCCTTCTTGGTGGCTGTCGGCGTCATCGCCGTGCCGGTATCCGTGAAGATGATCCCCTTCAGCAGCGACGGTGTCTGGCAACGGGTATGGGCGGCCCGGACGTGGCGGTTCTCCTGCAGGATGCTCTGGACCTTGTCCCACAATTCGCGGCTGACAATCGGCGCATGTTCGCCCGGATAGGCCGTGCCTTTGTGCACGGCTTCGCCGAGATAGACGCGGTTGTTCAGGACCTTGTAGAGGTAGCCCTTGTCGATGCGCTTGCCGCGCTTGTTGCAGACGCCTTCGGCCACCAGCGTCTTCGTCAGGACGGTGGCTGATCCGATCGTCGAGAAGCGTTCGAAGATCATACGGACAATTGCTGCTTCCGCCTCGTTGATGACCAGCTTTCGGTCCTTGGCATTGTAGCCCAAGGGGACAAAGCCACCCATCCACATGCCGCGCTTGCGTGAGGCCGCGACCTTGTCGCGAATGCGCTCGCCGATGACCTCGCGCTCGAACTGCGCGAACGAGAGGAGGATGTTGAGCGTCAGTCGCCCCATCGAGGTCGTCGTGTTGAAGGACTGCGTCACTGAGACGAAGGTCACCCCATTCCGATCCAGGATCTCGACCAGCTTCGCGAAGTCCATCAGCGACCGGCTGAGCCGGTCGATCTTGTAGACGACGATGACGTCGATAAGCCCAGCCTCGACATCGGCGATGAGCCGTTTCAGGCCGGGTCGTTCCAGCGTTCCGCCAGAGAAGCCGCCATCGTCATACCGCTCGCGGATCGCGGCCCAGCCTTCGGCGCGCTGGCTGGCGACATAGGCCTCGCAGGCATCGCGCTGCGCGTCGAGTGAATTGAATTCCATGTCGAGCCCTTCTTCGCTCGACTTGCGTGTATAGATCGCACAGCGCTGACGCCGGATGGCGATGGTGGCTGACGGTGACGTGCTCATCGCTCGCTCCTCCGCGCTTCACCCAGCCCAAAGAATCGGTAGCCGTTCCAGTTGACGCCGGTGATGGTCCGGGCCACCGCCGAGAGCGACTTGAACTTTCGGCCCTGCCAGTCGAATCCATCCCGCAGGATGGTGACGGTGTGCTCGATCCCATCCCATTCCCGGATCAGCCGCGTCCCGACCACCGGATTGCGATCATCCGCAATGATGGACTTGCGGTTGATCTTGCCTTCCGTTTCATCGGCTAGCAGATCCAGCATCCGTCGCGTCTCGCGCGATGGACCACCATAGGTCAGCTCCTGAATGCGGTGCCCGATCCGGAGTTCAAGGTAGCCCCTACTGTTGTTCGGGGCGGCGGTGGCGAACACCGCCTCCCACTTCGATTTCAGCTCGCTGACTGTCATCCGCTTCAAGTCCGACAACTGCCTGAGGACGCTCGCGTCGGTTTCAGCGACGTCTCCGGGGCGCGCCGGACGCGACTCTTTTCGGTTCATGCTCGTCATCGGATGTCCCCCGAGCGAGCGCGCGGGCGACGACGGCCATTCTTCATGGCGAGAATGTCGAAGCCGTCAGTGGCTTTCGACGACGTCGTGGCCTGCTGCGGGAGAATGCGCCCTATGCCGGCCGCTAGGATGCGCCCAACCTCGGAGAGGCGCTCGTTCGCCGACATGTTGTCGGGCGGCAAGGGATTTGGACCTGATCGTGAGTCGTGCATGGAGACCGTTCGCATTGAGTTGCCGATGAGCGAACGGTAGTCGTAAACCCGAAATACGCAATACAAATCAATATGTTATCGTATATCTGCGAAGTCTTTTGAAATGCTGCGCAAGCATTTCTCTGTCGTCGTTCTGATCGCCGAGCAAGATCGTGCCGAATCTAGTCTCGGCTTTCGGTTATTCGCGTTCCCATGAAGCGCTCGTAGGTGTCATCGATTCCGACATCGTCGAGTTCCCGGCGACCATGGAATCGGTCTGGCCCCTCATTCGGGTAGATCAGCAGCGTGACGGTCATCTCGTTCTTGGGTGAGAAGATCGTCATCTCGAAGACGTCCTCGTCCCCTTTCCACACGCCCTTCTTATGCATGATACCGGCTCTGGCGGCAGCGTCGTCAACTCGGAGGGCTGCAAGGGACTGGCTCGGTAATTCCACCGTTTGCTGCCGGGCTGCATAGTAGATGCCGGATTTGAAAAGGCGCTCACTCGACCACGTCCAGTCGATGAAGCCATCCCTGCTGACGACGATCATTGCCCGTTGGCGGGTGATCCCAAGCCATTTCAGGATGGCCGCTGTGATGGACACTTCGTAGCGGTTCGACAGATGACGGACCAGATCCATGTCGAATTTCTGACCATCCGTCTGCTGTCGAAAATCATCCAGCGGCATCAGCAGGAACGACGCAAACGTGTTCGCCTGGGATTCGATCTGACCATGCTCTGAACGCCAGTCGCCCATATCGCGGCTGGAGCAACGAATGCCGTCGGGCGATCTGTGCCGATGAAGGAGATAGTGGCCGAGCTCATGGGCCAGGGTGAAGTTGATCCGCCCCTTCGACGTGATGGCGCTGTTATAGATGATGCCCCATTCGCCGGCGCCTAAATCGATCGGCATCAGCATGCCTTCGAACTTGCGTGTGAGATCGAGGCCGCCAACTCTGGTGATCGGGGCATCCGGGAAAACGTTCCGCGAATATTCAATCGCGATGTCGGCGACCTTGATCGGAAAACGTGGGGAGCCGTGCGCGTCGTGAAACGCGCGAACAAGTTTCGACAGGTGGATCGCCCAGCCTTCGGGCGTCGTCGGCAGCTTCAATCTTTCTTTCTCCACATGTCGACCATCTGCTCGATTTTCTTTTTGTCGTCAGGATCCAGTTTGTTGAACTTACGGAAGAACGCCTCCTTGACCACCTCCTCATCAGGCTCGGACGAATCATCCAGCAGATAATCCGTGGTGACAGACAGGGCCTCAGCAATTTTCGTCAGCTTTTCTGCGGACGGCTTACGGGTGTCCCGGTTCTCCAGCTCCCACAGGTAGCTCTTGCTCGAGTCCGTAATCTCCGCGAGCTTGTCCAAGGAATATCCCTTTTCCTGCCGATGCTTACGAAGCTTCTCTCCCAGGGATGCCATTCAACTCACCTCATGCGTTTCGCATTTTTCTGTTCGGTGTATGGCGAACAGGATCGTACTTGACAAGAGATTAGCGCGTGTGTTCGATATATATCGAACGAAAGCGTACCCATAAAGAGATTCCCATGACCAAGCGCAATCCCGGAACACATCATGTCGTGCCCAACTCCAACGGCGGCTGGGACATTCGTCGCGGCGGTGCGGATCGCGCCAGCGCCCACTTCGACCGCAAGTCCGACGCGGTCGAGCGGGCGAGGGAAATCAGCAGCAATGCCCGCACCGAACTGAAGATCCACAACCAGGACGGCCGCACCGGGCGGTCCGATTCGCACGGGAACGACCCGCGCCACATCAATGGCTGAGGAGGTCCGATTATGGCGTCAGTGACGAGCTTCATCCGCAACATGCCTGCCTCGTCGCTGCAGGCCTATTTCGACCACACCGGCATCGCGTTGCCGACGACAGTCGACTGGACCGCGCCCGAGCCGGAGGTCGTCCGGGTCGCGCTTCGCGCTGTCGATGAAATGGACGACGAAGCGAAGGCTCGCGTCCTCAACGACGCCGAGCGCGTCAGCGGGCTCGCTGACGATGCCGGCCAGACCGCGCTCTACAGCGTGGTCGATGACCGTGCCCTTCTCGACGTTCTCGCGAACGGCCATGCCCGATCGCTCTGGATGTTCTTGAACGCGCCGATCCTGTTCCGCCACGCTGAGGAGGTGCGGTTCACGGATGAAAAGCGTCGCGGGCGCAGTTGGGATGGCTTCATCATCGAAGCCGGCTGCACGGTCAGCCGCGATCCGGTCGCCATCGACGCATTCAAGGCGTCGCTGCGGACGCGCTTTGCCTCGGCCAACGTCCACGTCGATGTTTTCGAGCGTGTGCGGGCGACTTTCGAAGGTGAGGACTGCGATCTGGTTCAGATCACGGTGTACCGGGAAGGCTTGCCGGACGATCTTCTGGCGTTCGACGATGGCGGCTCCCTCGTGCGGCGTGCCTATCGCCCGGTATTCGAGGCTGCGATGACATATGAGCCCGCAACCGGAGTGGTCGAGGTTGTGGCAAGCGACCGGGAGAGCCGGGCCGAGATGGCGATGTTCCTGGCCCGCGATCTCCTCGGCGTCGACTTCCAGAACGAGAAGGTGCCGGTTCGCCGCTATGATCTCGACGTTTTGCTTTCGCCCTACGATTTTCCGACTGACCTCGAAGACGGTATCGAGCGGGTCGATGTCCGCCTGCTGCGGCTGATGCCGCTCGACACTGTCGGCGAGCGCGTGACGCTTGAGTGCATGGCCAAGGCGGGCCGCACCATCTGGAGCATGGCGGAGGAGCGGCTCGGGCCGGGCAATCCGATCGACGGCGGATGGGTTGCCACGCAGGCCAAGCTGGCCATCAAGTTCCACCCCAAAGGCGACGCGAAGCGCGGCCGGACCCTCCCGCTGACGATCACAATGCCGCATGGCTGCAATCTCAGGGATCAGACCGAGGAGGAGCAGTTGATTGGCGAGAAGTATCTCCGCCGCTGGGGAATCCTCGCCGATGACGCGCTCTCTCCGAAGTTCTGATCACGACGCGCTGGCCCTTATCTGCGCGGTCGCCCAGACCCGTGATGCGCGCATCACCTCCGCGGCTTTGTCGAACTACTACCCGGCAGCCGGCGCGCAGCTTCAGGCGCTCGGCGTGCTGACCCGGGTGGGCGATGAGGCGGCGGCGACGTCCTTGGCCGACCATGAGGATACGCCGGTCGCCCTTGCGCGCTCACCTGACGGTCGTTCCTTCGGCTATTTCAGCCCGCAGGCGGGATGGGTGACGGCATCGCCGGACGATCAATCGGTCTTTACCCTTAGTTTTGAGACCCTTCTGCCGAAGCTGCTTGATGGGCTCGACTGCCCGTTGGTCTCCCGTCCAGTGCAGCTGCTGCCCGGTTTGCTCTGGGAGGTTGGAGGCGCCCGTTTGCCGGGGCGCTCGGCCCGTGTGCCGGTCTGGATCGGTCGCCGCCTTTCAGACCCGGCGACATGGGCCTTGCTTCTTCAGCAGTTCCAGCAGCGTCCATCACCGGGATTGCGCATTGTGCTGTCGCTGACAGCCGAGGCGAAGCTTCCAAAGACCTATGTCAGCGGGCACGAAATCATCGCGGTTCAATCCGTCATTGATGCAATCGATGGCTTCCGGATCGATCCGCAGATTCTTGCCGCGCGCCTGGCGCATGGGCGCGACGACGGCCAGCCCGTGACCATGGCTGCGGATGGAGCTTCGATCACGGTCAGGGGCAAGAGCTACGCGTTCACCGGCACGAAGCAGCGCGCCATCATTCGACACCTCTTCGAGGCATGGCAGCGGGGCGAACGCGAATGCCTGACAGCTGCGGTATTGGAAGCCGCCAATTCTGGCGACCAGGTCCGGACACTCGGCAAAGCCTTCAAGGGGCGCGCCGAATGGCGAGAGTTCATCAGGGAGGAACGCGGTCGATGCTGGATCGACGTCTGATTCCCATCTGAGCCATCGCTCAACCGCCTTCGGGCGGTTTTTTCATTTCAGCGCACGGATTTGCGATTCCTCCGCTGGCTCCTCCCTTTCTCCTCCCCGGCTCCTCCGCACGGCAAAGCCATTCTCTCCGCAGGTTTTCGACACGAACCCAAGGAGACGAAAATGACTGTCAGGCATCTGAACCAGATCGAGCTCGCGGCTCGCTGGAACATCAGTCACCGCACGCTTGAGCGTTGGCGGTGGTCCGGGGAAGGTCCCCGCTTCATCAAGATCGGCGGCCGGGTGGTCTACCGGCTGGAAGACATCGAAGAATTCGAGGCGGTCCAGCTCTGCAAGAGCACCGCCGACAAGCCTGCCCTCAAGTCGGCGTGAGGGCGGCGATGACGATCCCCAACCACATCACCCTCGACGCGCTCCGGCAGATGCCGATCGGCGACATCGTCGCGTTGCCTGCCGAGCAGCTGGCACTCCTCCATGAAGAAGCCGACGCCGCGCTCAAGGCCGCCAAGACCCTCAAGGACTGGCTCGATGGCGCCATCGGGCACCGCTACGGCGAGCGCGCGTCGCAGGCGCGGATCGCCATGGCGAAGGATACCGGGACGGTCCGTTTTGCCGACGGCGCGGTGACGGTCGTCGCCGATCTGCCCAAGAAGGTCGAGTGGGATCAGGCGAAGCTCGCAGCGCTCGTCGAGACCATCCGCGCCGGGGGCGAGAACCCCACCGACTATGTCGAGATCACGTTCGGCGTCTCCGAGCGCGCCTATGGCGCATGGCCGGAGTCGATCCGTCGCGCCTTCACCCCGGCCCGCACGCTGAAGACCGGCAAGCAGACATTCCGACTTCTCCGCGACTGAAAGGATCACCCATGTTCCCGTTCGGCAAATCCAAACCCGAAACCCCTCTGACTGCGCTCGAAGCGCTGAAGAAGGCGCATTACAGCCTCGCCTCGTTGCCCGAGACGATCCGGATCCCGGCAACGCCGGAGCGCGGCGAGACCGACGCCAAGTCGATCACCGAGGCGACGATCGACGACATCGCCTTCGCGCTGCGCGGATTGGAGGCGGCGTCCAGCGCCCTCATCGATCAGATGTACGCCCTGCGCAAACTCAGCCAGATCGCGCGCGATGCCGGCGCTCTCGGCGCGCACCGTGCCGTCGAAGCTGCGGCCCGCGCCAAGACGGAGCGCTGACCATGGCGCTCCCCATCATCACCGCCGACCAGCGGCTCGCGGAACCTCGCGGCATCAAGGGCACGATCTTCGGCAAGTCCGGCATCGGAAAAACCAGCCTGCTCTGGACGCTCGATGCCGAGACGACGCTGTTCATGGACCTCGAGGCGGGCGACCTCGCCATCGAAGGATGGCCCGGCGACACGGTGCGGCCGCGCACCTGGCCGGAGTGCCGCGACTTCGCCGTGTTCATCGGCGGGCCGAACCCGGCTCTGCGCGACGACCAAGCCTACAGCCCCGCGCATTTCGCGGCGGTCAGTGAGCGCTTCGGCGATCCCGGCGTCATGGATCGCTACCGGACGGTCTTCATCGACTCCATCACGGTTGCCGGCCGTCTGTGCTTCCAGTGGTGCAAGGGCCAGCCCGACGCCTTCTCCGAGAAGACAGGTAAGCCCGACATTCGCGGCGCTTACGGCCTGCACGGTCGCGAGATGATCGCGTGGCTTACCCATCTCCAGCACACACGGGCGAAGAACGTCTGGTTCGTCGGCATCCTCGACGAGAAGTTGGACGACTTCAACCGGCGCATCTTCCAGCCGCAGATCGACGGATCGAAGACCGGTCTCGAACTGCCTGGCATCGTCGATGAAGTGCTGACGATGGCAGAGATCAAGGACGACGCGGGCACGCCCTATCGCGCCTTCGTCTGCCACACGATCAATCCGTGGGGCTTTCCCGCCAAGGACCGGTCAGGGCGTCTTTCGCCCGTCGAAGAGCCGCATCTCGGTCGGCTGATGACGAAGATCCGCGGCCCCGTGAAGCCCGCCGCCGAGCGCCTGGCGTTCAGCCGGCCGGACGCCGCGAACCCCACCACTGACATCACCCATCCCGAAAACGCCTGAAGAGGAGCAACCAGTCATGTCTGGATCCTGGAACGACTTCAACGACGCCAAGCAGAACAGCAACATCATTCCGAAGGGCACGCTTGCCAAGGTGCGCCTCACCATCCGTCCGGGCGGCTTCGACGATCCGGCTCAGGGCTGGACCGGAGGCTATGCGACGCGTGGCACGACCGGTTCGGTCTACCTGTCTGGCGAGTTTACCGTGCTCGAAGGACCCTATGCGCGGCGCAAGATCTTCACGCTGATCGGGCTCTACAGCCCGAAGGGTCCCGACTGGGCCAACATGGGCCGCAGCCTGATCCGCGGCATGTTGAATTCCGCTCGCGGCATCTCCGACAAGGATACCTCGGCGCAGGCGCAGGCGGCGCGTCGCATCAGCGGCTTCGCCGATCTCGACGGCCTGGAGTTCTTGGCCCGCATCGATGTCGGGACCGACACCAACGGCGAGGAGAAGAACGAGATCCGCGCCGCCATCACGCCGGACCACAAGGAGTACGCGCCGCTGGCGGGTGCAACAGCGAGGGCACCGGCTCCGCAGCCGCAACCCGCGCAGGCTTCGATGCCGCAGCCGGGCATCCGTCCCTCCTGGGCGCAGTGAGGGCCGCTACCCATGTTGCTGCGACCCCGCCAGAAACTGTTTGTCGAGCGGAGCGTCAGCGCGCTTTCGCAACACGGAAACACGCTCGCCGTGGCTCCGACCGGGGCCGGCAAGACGATCATGCTCTCGGCTGTCGCGGGGCGCATGATCGCCGATCCCGATGCCAAGGCCTGCGTCCTCGCCCATCGCGACGAGCTCACCGACCAGAACCGGGAAAAGTTCCGTCGCGTCGTGCCCGGCCTCGCCACGTCCGTCGTCGATTCTCGCGAGAAGTCCTGGAAAGGGCAAGTCACCTTCGCAATGGTTCCGACACTGGCGCGCACCGGTAATCTCGATGCGATGCCGACGCTCGATCTTCTGGTGATCGACGAGGCGCACCATGCGGCGGCCGACAGCTATCGCCGGATCATTGACCAGGCGCAGAAGAGCAATCCCGCCTGCCGGATCTACGGGGTCACGGCCACGCCCAACCGGGGTGACAAGCGCGGCCTTCGCGCCGTCTTCTCGAATGTCGCGGACCAGATCCGCATCGGCGAGCTGATCGCCTCCGGCCATCTCGTGCCGCCGCGCACCTTCGTCATCGACGTCGGTGTCCAGGATCAGCTCACCAAGGTGCGGCGCACCGCCGACGACTTCGACATGAGCGAAGTCGATGCGATCATGAACCGGACTCCGGTGACCGACGCCGTCATTCGGCAATGGCAGGAAAAGGCCGGAAACCGCCAGACGGTCGTGTTCTGCTCCACCGTCGACCATGCCCGCAATGTGGCCCGCGCATTCAATGGCGCGGGAAATCCTGCCGGGCTCGTCCATGGCGAAATGCCGGATGCCGAGCGCAAATCCGTGCTCGCGGCCTACGCGGCAGGCGATCTTCGCGTGGTGGTCAATGTAGCGGTTCTGACCGAAGGCTGGGATCATCCCCCCACGAGCTGCGTCGTCCTCCTGAGGCCGAGTTCCTACAAGTCGACGATGATCCAGATGATCGGCCGCGGACTGCGCACGGTCTCGCTGGATGAACATCCCGGTGTTCTGAAAACCGATTGCATCGTCCTCGATTTCGGCACGTCGACGCTGCTTCACGGATCGCTCGAACAGGATGTCGACCTGAACGGCCGCGAGTCCACTGGCGAAGCGCCGACGAAGGACTGCCCCGAATGCGGCGCGGTCGTTCCGCTCGCCACCACCGAGTGTCCGCTTTGCGGCCACCATTGGGAACGGGATGAGACCGGCGAGGCCACACCGCTCGGCGAATTCGTGATGTCGGAGATCGACCTCCTGAAGCGGTCTAGTTTCCGGTGGTGCGATCTTTTCGGCGACGACGCCGCGCTCATCGCCAGCGGCTTCAACGCCTGGGGCGGGGTCTTCTTTCTCAATGGCCGCTGGTACGGCATCGGCGGCGTCCAGAAACAGCGGCCCCATCTGCTGGCGGCGGGCGAACGCACGGTCTGCCTTGCGGCAGCGGATGACTGGCTGAACGAGCACGAGAGCGACGAGAGCGCCCACAAGACAAGGCGGTGGCTGAACCAGCCGCCGACCGACAAGCAGCTCTCGTTCCTCCCGCCCGAGTACCGGCAGGATTTCGGGCTCACGCGCTACCAGGCATCGGTGCTCCTCGCGTTCCGGTTCAACCGCAACGCCATTCGCTCGCTCGTCTTCGGCGCAGCGGACACCGTTCCCGCTGACCTGATCGGGAGGGCTGCATGATGGAGCGCCCCCATGAACATGACATCCTCGGACGGTCTGCGCCTCTGGCATCCGCGTGGGACGCTCTGCGCCGTGTGTCGTTGTCCGACCCGTGGCTTTGGCTGGTTCGACCCGGTGCGCCCGGCGGCTTCGCCGCCAAAATCATCGAAGCGGTCGCCTACGCGCCCGAGGCAGCCGCGCCCCTCGGTCTGGTTCTGCTCGATCGCCTGCCAGGGCTTCTGGACGCGCTTGGCGCGGGAGCGCTGGGCCATGGTTGACCTCACCGAACAGGAAAAGGCGGCCATCCGCGCCAGCATGAAGCCGATTGCCGAGATCATGGAGGAGATCGGCTGGCAGACGCGGCTCGCCGAGCTCTCCGAAGCTCAGGTTCGAACCCTGATCGAAGCCGCCGTCGGCGGATTTCAGGATGCCATGCGTGCCATCGCCCAAGGCTCTGCCGGAACGCGCGAGGATGCGGAGGTTCCGTTCTGATGCTGGACTTCAATCACCGCTCTCTGATCGCCGAACGCATCAACGGGTTGATCGACGACAGCCTCGATGCCGCCCGCGCCGTGACGCCGCCCCGCACTTATCTGGGTGGATCGCGGCTCGGGCAGCCTTGCGAGCGCGCGTTGCAATTCGAATTCGCCGGTGCGCCGAAGGACGAAGGCTCCGACTTCGACGGCCAGACGCTGCGGATCTTCGAGATCGGCCATGCGCTTGAAGATCTGGCCATCCGCTGGATCCGTGGCGCGGGCTTCGATCTCTACACCCGCAAGGGTAATCGCGCGGACGGGGAGCAGTTTGGCTTCTCGATCGCCGGAGGCCGCGTTCGCGGTCATGTCGACGGGATCATCGCGGCAGCCCCTGTCCAGCTGGGCTTTGCCGTTCCTGCGCTCTGGGAATGCAAGACCATGAACGCCCGGAACTGGCGAGAGACCGTTGCCAAGGGCGTCGTCATCGCCAAGCCGGTCTATGCGGCGCAGATCGCCCTGTACCAGGCCTACATGGAAGCGAGCGTCTCCGGCATCTGTTCCAATCCGGCGCTGTTCACCGCCATCAACAAGGACACGGCCGAACTGCACCACGAACTCGTGGCTTTCGATGCCGGCCTTGCCCAACGGATGAGTGATCGCGCCGTTCGGATCCTGCAGGCGACGGACGCGGGCGAACTGCTGCCCCGGATCGCGACCACGAGCGACTTTCATGAATGCCGGATGTGCCCTTGGAGCCAGCGCTGCTGGGGCCTGCCGACATGAGTGATCACAACGTCGTTTCTCTCGACGCCTGGCGCGACTTCAACGATGCGACGCCGCAGGTCGATCCGTTCGACGTCGAGCCGGATCGTGAGCAGATCGCCGTCTTTCTCGACGTCGTCTTCGGCTATTGCGACGGCTGGGTTCCGCTACGCGGCTTCATCGACAAAGGCCAGGGGATCGACGGTCGCCCGCACAATGCCTGGATCGAAGCCGACGCCGGCCTGCTGGAGAAGGCGATCGCTTTCGCAGGTTGGGCGGCGCGCGAAGGTGCTGCCTTCTATGTGTTGCCGGGAACGGTGGCCGAGAGCGGCAAGGCCAAGTCCGCCGACGTACGCCAGATGCAAACGGTGCTGGTCGATCTCGATGCTGGCGACATCCCCGCCAAACTCGACCACCTGATCCGTCATCTCGGCGAGCCGACCCTGATCGTCGAGAGCGGTGGCCGCACACCAGGCGGTCTCGACAAGTTGCATGTGTGGTGGCGCCTGACCGAGCCCGCTGAAGCCGAGGACATCACGCTGCTGTGCCGGTTGCGTGGTGACATCGCGATCAAGGTTGGCGGCGACACGCATTTTCGTTCGGCGCATCAGCCGATCCGTCTGGCGGGATCCATCTATCACAAGGGCGGCTTCAAGCGGCTCGTCACCATCCGTCGCCACAATCCGCATGTCGAGTTGGACCTGCGCGATCTCGCGGAACGGGTCGACGCCATGCCGCCTCTCGTCGGCATCGGATCGGAACCGGGACTAGCCACCTCGAAGCCGTCCATTGCCGATGTTCTGACAACGCCGGTTCGGGAAGGCAGCGAAGACGCATGGACCCGGTTTCAGGGCGCGAGCGCTGCCATCGGCCATTTCATCCGGCTGGCCCATGAGGGACGCCTGGGCCGCGACGAGGCGTGGGAGGCGATCTGCCAGTACAACGCCGCGATGCTGCGCCCGAGCTGGCCGCTGGAGCGGCTGGCATCGGAGGCGCAGCGCCTGTGGCGGCTGCACGAAGAACGGCACGGGCCGCCGCTGGAACGGCTGACGGTTTCGCCGATGTCGCCATTGCCGACCTTCACTCTCGGCAAGCTCCTCGATGACAGGAGCCCGATGCCGGACGACATCATCGGGCCGCGCGTGCTCACGCCGGGTGGAATGCTGGTTCTCGGCGGCGCGCCCAAGGTCGGCAAGAGCGACTTCCTGATCAGCCTGCTGGTGCACATGGCGGCCGGCATCCCGTTCCTCGGCTTCGCGCCCTGCCGCCCGTTGCGGATCTTCTATCTGCAGGCCGAAATCCAGTACCACTATCTGCGCGAGCGGCTTCAGGGCATCCGCCTCGACCCGGCGCTGCTCTCCGCCGCCCGCGACAATCTGGTCGCGACGCCGAAGATCCGAATGCTGCTCGATGCGGGCGGTGTTTCGCGCGCCGTGGCGGCCGCCCGGGCGCATTACGGCCATGGCGCACCTGACATTCTCTGCATCGATCCGATCCGCAACCTCTTCGACGGTGGCCCGGACGGCGGCGGAGAGAACGACAACACGGCGATGCTGTTCTTCCTGCAGGAACGTGTCGAGGTATTCAGGGATTCAGTGGCGCCGGACGCCGGGCTGATCCTCTGCCATCACACCCGCAAGGTCACCAAGAAGCAGTTGGCCGAGGATCCGTTCATGGCGCTCTCGGGCGCTGGAAGCCTGCGCAGCTTCTATACCTCCGGCATCATCATGCATCGGCCCGACGAAGAACGTCCCGAGCGGATGCTGCACTTCGAGCTGCGCAACGGGCCGGGCATCGAGCCGAAGATCATCGACAAGACCAACGGACGCTGGGTGGAAGTCGACCGTTCGGGCGAGCGGCTGGTGCGCAGATCGCTGGGCGAGCGTCTCGATGCCGAGCGTGTGCGCAAGCACGATGTCATCCTCGGCATTCTTCTCGACGAAGCGCTGGCAGGCCGACTCTACACCATCAACCAGTTCGCGGAGGCGTTCGAGAACCGCGGCGGGCTCGGCGGCAAGGACACGATCCGCGATCGCCTGAACGTGCTCGCCACCAAGGGCTTCGTGAAATTCGTCCGCGATGGCGCGCCCTACGGCTTCGGTCCGTCCCGGTCACGCTTCGGCTTTCTGTGCGTCGAAGCGATGGTCATCCCGACGGACGGCGAAGCGATCGATCCCGAAACCGGCGAAGTCTTGTCGGCCACCCTCGCGGTCCTGCCGACCCACTACAAATCGCCCCAGACCGGCGCGTTGCTTGAGGTCGAGAACCCGCATGTCTGGGTCTATCCGGAGAGCGAACCGTCATGATCGCCCTCGCGACGCTTATCGCGCAGGCCTGCGCTCCGGCCAGATTGAGCCAGATGGGGCGTGGTCCCGAAACTGCTCCGTCATCCCCGCGCCGAACTGCGCCCCAACCCGTCGAGACCAGATTTGGCGCGATGCCCAAACTGCCCCTTCGGAATTGCGCTTCGAGCAGATCGGCTGCGCTGCAATCAGATTGGGCGGCGAGTGCTGGCCGAAACTCCCGAAACTGCAAATTCCTCAGCCTCAACAATGCCTTGTCCTGGCCGGCAAGTTTAGGGGCTGAAAGCCACCCCTTTCAGGGGTGGGGGAGACCGCCGCAGGCGGGGTCTCCCAGCCCCACCCCTGGGGCTCCGCACGCGCGGCGTTCCAACATTCATCCCAATGACACACCACACGAAGGATCCGTCCCCATGAGCATGATTGCGTCGCCTGCTCCTAAGCCAGCATGTCTTCCGGCAGCTCTGGCCTCATCAACACGAAGCTCCGCCATCCTGGCGCTCGACCTTGGCACCACCACCGGATGGGCAAGCCTCATCGGCGGAATCGTCCAGAGCGGCACGGTCTCCTTCCGACCCAGCCGCTACGATGGCGGCGGCATGCGCTATCTGCGCTTCCAGCGCTGGCTCGACACGCTTGCCCACGGCAACGACGGTCTGGCCACCATCTACTTCGAGGAAGTCCGTCGGCATGTCGGCACGGATGCCGCCCATCTGTACGGCGGCTTCCTTGCCACACTGACCTCATGGTGCGAGCGCGAGCAAGTCGCCTATCAGGGCGTTCCGGTCGGCACCATCAAGCTTTTCGCGACCGGCAAGGGCAACGCCGGCAAGCACGCGGTGCTCGCCGCCGTCACTGCACGCGGCTTCCGGCCTGCCGACGACAACGAGGCCGATGCGATCGCCATCCTGCTCTGGGCGATGGAGACCCGGGGAGGTGTGCTGTGAGGTGGTCGCCACGAGGATATGGCGGCCAACGCCGCAGCCCTGATGACATCAAGCGCGATGGCTGGCGCGAGCAGCGCGTCCTTGCGGTGTCGATCGACGATGCCCGCCTGACCTGGCCCGAACGTGAACTGATCCGGCAACTCGGCGAGAAGCTCTATGGCGATCGCAACCAAACCAAGGAGGCGCGCCGATGACCAACTGGACGCCAAGCCTTGTCGAAGCACGGCTCGCCGAAGCGGCCTTCGTGCTCAAGCGCCTGCCCGAACCGCGACGGCAGGGATACTTCAGCACATGGCCGGAGATCATCCATGGCTTTGCCGACAAGGTCGAACAGGAACCGAAGCCGATGCGCGTGCTTCCGTCGCCTGCGGCCATCAGCAGGATGGAGGAGACGCTGAGCTGGACCGTCGGACTGGATCCGGTGGAGGGCAAGATCATCTGGCTGCGCGCGCACGGCGAGCGCTGGAAGACGATCTGCTGGACGGTCGGCTTGCAGCGCTCTGCCGCCCACCAGCACTGGCTCTATGCGCTCTGCGTCATCGCTTTCCGGCTTAACGGGCGACGGCTCAACCGCAGCTACTCGAAGCGCAAGGTGATCGAACTGGCTGGCGCGGCGCAGCGGTGAGTAGCGGCGAGCAAAGTGTCCGCCGGACAGTTTTCGCGCGGACAGAAATGCCAGTTCAGGGTAGATTTCGGGCTATCCTCGGGAGAGGCGCGCGCAACGGAGATCGCCATCGTTGCCTGCCCGATGAGTCCGGTTCCTTCCCGGCCAATATCGTATGCGGGAGGGCGCGGCGCGAGACGTCGCTAGCGCCAGGCCGGATTTTTTGGGAAGCCACCCGGAGTCCAGCGTCTTTCAAGGCCGCTCGGAAGTCCCGACGAACACAAGCTTTTTTGCCTCGTAGCTGCTGCCATGCCTGGACCCTTAGCGGAGTCCGGCTCGGCATCTGGCATCCAGCGCCCAATCGACGACGACACGCCCAGCCATCACCGGACATCATGACCCTCAGCTTCGCCCCCGAAGCGATCGAGACCTGGCCACTCGACCGCCTGCGCCCCTATGCGCGCAACGCCAAGACCCATGGCGCAGACCAGGTCGCCAAGATCGCCGCGAGCATGGCGGAGTTCGGCTGGACGGTCCCAGTGCTGGTGTCGAGCGATGGCGAGGTCATTGCCGGCCATGGCCGGATCATGGCTGCAGCGCAGCTCGGCCTCACCGAAGCGCCGGTCATCGTGCTTGACCATCTGACGGAAGCGCAGCGTCGTGCCTACCGCATCGCCGACAACAAGCTGACCGAACTCGGCGCCTGGGACGATGCGCTGCTTTCCGGCGAGTTGCAGGAACTCGTCGCCGATGAATTCGACCTGTCGCTGATCGGCTTCTCCGATGGCGAACTCGACCGGCTGCTCGCGCTGGAACCGGGCGCCGAGACATCCGACGTTGCGGGCGTAGCCCCCGTCGTGATCCCGGAGCCGCCGCGCAATCCGGCATCCCGCCTCGGGGATCTTTGGATTCTCGGCGATCACCGGCTGCTCTGCGGCGACAGTACGATCGCTGCAGATGTCCGCCGCCTGATGAATGGCGAGCGAGCCATCCTGTTCGCCACCGACCCGCCTTATCTCGTCGACTACGATGGCTCGAACCATCCTACCCGCAACAAAGACTGGTCGCCATCTTACGGCGTCACCTGGGATGACAGCAGCCAGGGCGCGGAGCTCTATGACGGCTTCATCGCGGCGGCCGTTGCCGAGGCGATCGCGGAAGACGCCGCCTGGTATTGCTGGCACGCCTCGCGCCGCCAGGCGATGCTGGAAGCCTGCTGGGAGAAGGCAGGCTCGTTCGTCCATCAGCAGATCATCTGGGTGAAGGACCGCGGGGTTCTGACCCGATCGCACTACCTCTGGAAGCACGAGCCCTGCTTCATGGGCTGGATCAAGGGCAAGCGCCCGCCGAAGGTGGCCGAGGAAACGCTTCCATCGACTTGGGCGCTGCCCAGCTTCGCCAAGGACGACCGGCCCGACCACCCGACGCCGAAGCCGCTCGACGCCTTCGGGATCCCGATGCGTCAGCATGTGGCGCGGGGCGGGCTTTGCTACGAGCCGTTTTCCGGTTCGGGATCGCAGATCATGGCTGGTGAAGCCAATGGCCGCCGTGTCTTCGCGATGGAGATCAGCCCGGCTTATGTCGATGTCGCCATCAAGCGCTGGCAGGCCGACACCGGACGCGAGGCAATCCTTGACGGCGACGGACGGACCTTCGCGCAGGTGAAGGCCGAGCGGCTGGGCGACGGAGCGGTCAGTCCGCCCGACATATCCGACACCGACGCCTCTCCTGAACCCGCGCGAACGCGCAAATCCGCCGCGTGACATGGATGACCTGGCTCTACATCCCTCCGGAGATGCTTCCGGAGCCGGAGACGCATGCCTTTTCGGCCTCTCCCTCTGCTCCGGCGCAGGCGGGATCGACCTCGGGCTCACCATCGCACTGCCCAGATATCGTTCTGTGGGCTATGTCGAACGGGAAACCTTCGCCGCAGCCATTATCGTGGCGCGGATGGAAGACGCGTCCCTGGATCGCGCGCCTGTCTGGGACGACGTTGCCAGCTTCGACGGCAAACCATGGCGCGGCGCGGTGGACATCCTCTCTGCGGGCTATCCGTGCCAGCCGTTCTCCGTTGCGGGCAAGCGCCGCGGCGCGGACGATCCGCGCCACCTCTGGCCTCATGTCGCCCGCATCATCGGCGAAATTGAGCCGCCCTTCATCTTTCTTGAGAATGTCGCCCATCATCTCCGCCTCGGCTTCCCCGAAGTCGCCAGCGGACTGGTCGGCATGGGCTACCGCCTTGCGGCAGGCCTCTTCACGGCGGCGGAAGTCGGCGCGCCCCACAAACGTGAGCGGCTGTTCATCCTCGCCATCCGCGAAGGAGACGAACTGGCCGACCCCGCGCGCCTGCTCCGGGACCCGGTCGAGTGGCGGCAACCGGACGGAACTGCTGCGGCTTTGGCCGACGCCGAGGGCCAGTGCCAACGAGAACCGGCAGATGAAGCCGACACCCTCGCAGGAAGCAGGGCAGCACGGGATGAACCTCGCGACGACGGCAGCACTTTGGCCTACGCCGCAGATCGACAGCTTCCGAAGCCGGGGTGGCGAGCGGAAGAACGAGAAGGGTCTGGACCGCATGGCGCGCGACTGGCCGACGCCGATGGCGAACGATGGCTGCAAGCCGAGCGCGGGCAACCGCCGGACGGCCGATCTGACGCATGCGGCGGGCATGTGGATGACGCCGACCGCGCGCGATCACAAGGACGGGGCGACCAGTCTGGCCAACACGCCGGTGAACGGCCTGCTTGGCCGCCAGGTCCTGACGACGCCGATGGCTGGACGCTATACCTCCGACATGCGCCGGACCTTGAACCCGCTGTTCGTCGAGGCGCTGATGGGCTGGCCCACCGGGTGGACCGGCTTCGCCTCTGTGGCAATGGCGTGGTCCCGCTGGTTGCGGCTCATGCGCTCAGAACTCTCGCGGCTGAATTGCTGTCCGACAGATGAGGCGGTGGCATGAAGCAATCGCGCGTTATGTCGCTGGTCGAGTCCCTCGCCAACGTCGCGGTAGGCTACGGGCTTGCCGTTATCACACAGCTTCTCGTCTTTCCAATGTTCGGGCTCCACACGACACTGGTGGAGAACCTGACCATCGGCGCGATCTTCACCGTGGTGTCGATTGGCCGATCCTATTGCCTTCGAAGAATGTTCGAGGGACTGCGCGTGTACCGAGAGAGCAAGAAAGCCGCCGAGGCCTGACCTCGACGGCTTTGGGATGTTCGAGTCAGGCGATCCGGTAAACCCGTCCGCGCCCCTCCACCTTCTCGGACGTCACGTCGAGCCCGAGCTTCTTTTTCAGTGCTCCGGCAATCGCCCCGCGCACCGTGTGGGCCTGCCAGCCGGTGGCGGCTGCGATCTCCTCGATCGTCGCGCCGTCCGGCGCGCGCAGCATGGCGATCAGCGCGGCCTGCTTGGTCCCGGCGCGTGGCGTGCGTGTCGATTGCGCGGCTCCAGAAGGAGCGTTCGTCGCGCGATCCTCCGGCGGCGCTTCTGTCGCGCTCGCGGGCGCGGTTTCGGTTTCATCCGGCTCGATGCCGATGGCGGCAAGGCCCGCGTCGGTGGCGACCAGCGTCGTGCCGTGGCCGTCGCCGGTTTCGCGCCAGACCGGTTCGCCCCGTCGTAAGTTGACTTCGACTTCGTGCAGCAAGCCCTTCGCGATCATCGTGCTGACGACCTTGGCGGCTGCCCCGCCCCGCAAGCTGTCGGGCAGCGGCAGGGCGATGCGTTCAGGTCGCTGCGCAGCAGCGCTCAAGATGATGGCTTGGGTGTCGGAAAGCTGGGTCATCGGAACCTCCGGTTTGAGAGCGCCGCGACCATCGCGGCGCTTCTACGAGGCCAAGCCCCGCGATTGCGGGGCTGGCGCGGAGGCCATCCGGATCATTCGGCGTGTTCGCCCTCGCGGAAGGCGCTGTCGGTGATGCGCTTCAAGAGTTCGGCGTAGTGGGCGAGCGTCCCAACGTGGCCCCAATGCACCTCGTCGGGATGGATCTTGAAATGCTCGTCGCTGAGGCCGGCAAGCCGGGCCAGCATGGCGTCGATCTCGACCTTGCGGGCGATGAAGGCGTCGAGGGCCTGTGCGTTCTTGGTTCGGCTGGTCATCCGGGATCTCCTTGGTTCGTGCCCCCATACAGGCTCTGTCCGGCGCGCTTATCAAGGCAATAAGTGCATCGATTCATTATGTTTTCGGAGCTGGCATGCAGGGCATGAGCGAGCGCCAGTACGCGTCCCATGTCGGCTTGTCGCGGGGCGCGATCCAGAAGGCGAAGACTTCCGGAAGGCTCGTCCTTCATGCCGATGGTTCGATCGATGCGCGGGCGAGCGATGCGCGCCGCGCGTCGATGACCGACCCCTCGAAGCAGCGTCGCGAGGGCGGCGAGGCCAAGCTGAAGCCCGTCCCCGATGCGGCCTTGTCCGCCGTCGGCGACACGCTTCGCGAGAGCGGCATCGCGCCGTCCCCGGCTGGCGGCGGAACCACGTTCCTCCAGGCCAAGACCGCCAACGAGGTGCTGAAGGCTCAGGAACGTCGTCTGCGTCTGCAGCGCATGAAGGGCGAGGTCATCGATCGCGCGCGGGCGACGGCGCTCGTCTTTCGACTGGCGCGCGAGGAGCGCGATGCGTGGGCGAACTGGCCAGCACGGATCGCGGCACTGATGGCAGCGGAGCTCGGCCTCGAAGCGCACGCGATGCAGAAGGTTCTGGAGACCCATGTCCGAGCGCACCTCGCCGATCTCGCCGAGGTCGCCACAGACTTCCGATGAGCTGTTCGCATTCGAGGGCGTTGATGCGCTCGTTGGCGCCTGGCGCGATGGTCTGACGCCCGATCCTGCGCTCACTGTCTCGGAATGGGCGGATCGGCATCGGTTCCTGAGCCCGCGCGCTTCGGCCGAGCCCGGGCGCTATCGCACGGACCGCACGCCCTACATGCGCGCCATCATGGATGCGCTGTCGCCCGGCAACGCCGCGCGCCGCATCGTCTTCATGAAGGCGGCGCAGGTCGGCGCGACCGAGGCCGGGAACAACTGGATCGGCTATGTCATCCACCATGCGCCGGGACCCATGCTCGCGGTCCAGCCGACGGTGGAACTGGCCAAGCGCTTCTCGCGCCAGCGCATCGATCCGCTGATCGCGGAAAGCCCGGTCCTTCGCGAGCGCGTCAAGCCGCAGCGCTCGCGCGACGCCGGCAACACGGTTCTGTCGAAGGAGTTTCCGGCGGGGCTTCTGGTCATCACCGGCGCCAACAGCGCGGTCGGCCTGCGCTCCATGCCGGCGCGCTACCTGTTTCTCGACGAGGTCGACGCCTATCCGCCGTCCGCCGATGAGGAAGGCGATCCTGTCGCCTTGGCCGAGGCCCGCACGCGCACGTTCTCCTGGCGATCGAAGGTCTTCCTGACATCGACGCCGACGATCCATGGCGTCTCTCGGATCGAGCGCGAGTTCGAGGCAAGCGACCAGCGGCGCTACTTCGTCGCTTGCCCGCATTGCGATCACCGCCAGTGGCTCCGCTTCGAGCGGCTGCGCTGGGACAAGGGGCAACCGCACACGGCGCACTATGTCTGCGAGTCTTGCGACGGCCAGATCGAGGAACATCACAAGACCTCTCTGATGATGTCCGGCGAATGGCGCCCGACGCGCGATGGCGTGCACCCGGGAACGGTTGGTTACCACCTCTCCGGGCTCTATTCGCCGGTGGGCTGGCTTTCATGGGCCGATATCGCCCGGATGTGGGAAGCGGCGCAGACCAGCGACGAGGCCAAACGCAGCTTCAAGAATGGCGTCCTCGGCGAGACCTGGATCGAGACCGGCGAAGCGCCAGACTGGCAGCGTCTTTATGAGCGGCGCGAGCCATGGCGCATCGGCACGGTGCCGAGCGGCGGTCTGTTTCTCACGGCAGGCGCCGACATCCAGAAGGATCGCATTGAAGTCTCGATCTGGGCCTGGGGTCGCGGGCTCGCAAGCTGGCTCGTCGACCATATCGTCATTCCCGGCGGCCCGGACAGTGCCGAGGCGTGGGCCGCTTTGACGGACCTTCTCGGCCAGACCTGGCCGCACGCTCATGGCGTTCGCCTGAGCCTCTCGAAACTGGCGATCGACACAGGGTTCGAAGCGCCGGCCGTCTATGCATGGGCGCGTCAGCAGGGCTTTGCGCAGGTCACGCCTATCAAGGGCGTCGAGGGATTCAATCGCGCGGCGCCGGTCACCGGCCCGTCCTTCGTCGATGCGACGGAAGGCGGCCGGAAGATCCGCCGCGGCGCGCGGCTCTGGACCATCGCAGTTTCGACCTTCAAGGCCGAGACCTATCGCTTCCTGCGGTTGTCGAAGCCCATCGACGAGGACGCGGCGGATGGAGCGCTGGGCCGGGCCGGACTTGTGCACCTTCCACAGGGTGTCGACGCCGAATGGGTGAAGCAGCTCGTTGCCGAGCATCTTGTGACCGTTACGACCAAGCGCGGGTTCCAGAAGCTCGAATGGCAGAAGGTTCGCGAGCGCAACGAGGCACTGGACTGCCGGGTCTATGCCCGCGCCGCCGTCTGGATCGCCGGAGCCGATCGTTGGTCCGAGGACAAGTGGCGCGATCTCGAAGATCAGGTCGGCCCCCGGCCTGCGGACATTGAAGACACGCATTCAAACATCGAAGCAGGGCGTCTCGCCCGCCCAACCCTGCCATCCACCAAGCGCCAGAGCGATTGGCTCGGCCCGCGCGGGAAGTGGTTCTGAGGGTGGGGAGCGCTTCGCCTGAGCGAACGAAAAGCTCCGGTGGAGCTTTTCGAGCGTCAAACGCTTCGAGTGCAAGCGAGGAGCCGTCATGGCCTGGACGACCGATGAACTCGATGCGCTGAAGCGCGCCTATGCGAGCGGCACACTCCGGGTCAGCTATGACGGCAAGACCGTTGAATATGGCTCGGCGGACGACCTGTTGAAGCGGATCCGCACCATCGAGACCGAGATCACGGCATCGTCCAGCGTGTCGCGCCCAATCGCGGGCTATGCCGGGTTCGGGCGGGGCGACCGGTGAGCCAGATCACCTTCCTCGACCGGATGGTGGCGTGGGCCGCGCCAGAGGCAGGCGTGAGACGCGCGCTCGCGCGGCGCAGCTTCGAGGCGCTGAGCGCCAAGACCAATGGCAATTCCCGCGGCTATGACGGCGCGGCCAAGGGGCGGCGCACCAACGGATGGAAGGCCGCGGGAACCTCGGCTGATGCCGAGATCGCGGCCGCCAGCGGCCTGCTGCGGGATCGCATGCGCGATCTCACCCGCAACAATCCGCACGCGGCGAAGGCCGTGTCCGTCCTGGTCAACAACATCGTCGGCAGCGGCATCATTCCACGCGCTGCCACGGGCGACGCCAGGCTCGACGAGACGGTGGACCGACTCTGGACCGAGTGGACCGCCGCCTGCGACGCCGACGGACAGCTCGACATCTTCGGGCTGCAGACCCTCGCCGTCCGGGAAATGATCGAAGCTGGCGAGGTGCTGATCCGTCGACGCCCGCGCCGTCTCAGCGATGGTCTGGCCGTGCCGCTCCAGGTCCAGATCATCGAAGCCGATCTACTGGACAACACGCGCAACGGCGATCTCGCCGATGGCGGGAGGCTGCTTCAGGGCATCGAGTTCGATCCTCTAGGCCGACGCCGCGCCTATTGGCTCCATGCCCAGCACCCTGGCGACGCCGTCGTCACCATGCGTCGACGTCTGGAGAGCCTCGCCATCCCGGCGAGCGAAGTGCTGCATCTTTACGAGAAGCAGCGCACGCAGGTTCGCGGCGTCCCATGGGGTACGCCGGTGATGCGGGCGCTGCGCGATCTCGATGACTGGACGCAGGCCGAGCTGGTCCGCAAGAAGACGGAAGCCTGCGTCGTCGGCATTGTGCTTGGCGCCGACGAAGCCGATCAGGGTATCGCCCCGTCGGTGGTCGACGCCGATGGCAATCGCGTCGAGCAGTTCGAGCCCGGGCTGATCGCCTATGCGCGCGGCGGCAAGGACATCCGCTTCAATCAGCCCGCCACGACGGCGGGCGTCGGCGAGTGGCTCCGCGCGCAGCTTCACATCGTGGCGGCCGGTTTCCGCATGCCCTACGAGCTGCTGACCGGGGACCTAAGCCAGGTCAACTATTCGTCGATCCGGGCGGGACTCGTGGAGTTTCGCCGCCTGATCGACGCCGTCCAATGGCAGATCGTCATTCCGGTTCTCTGCCAGCCCATTTGGGTCTGGTTCTGCCAGGCCGCATGGGCGGCCGGGAAACTGCCGCGGCCGGACATTGCGGTCGAATGGTCTCCACCGCGTTTCGAAGCCGTGGACCCGCTGAAGGACGCGATGGCCGATCTCTTGGCGTTGCGCTCGGGCACCATGTCGCTGGCACAGGCCATCGCCCGTCAGGGCCACAACCCCGACGCGGTTCTCGCCGAGATCGCCGCCATGAACGCCAAGATCGACGCCCTCGGGCTCATTCTCGATAGCGATCCGCGGCGCGTGACGAAAACCGGCGTGATGCAGTCGGCAACCGACCCGTCGCTCGGCTGATCTCAAGGACCACTTTCATGAACCGACATATCAACCTGCCACCGCTGACGCGGGCGGCGGACCTGTTGCCTGCGTCGATCGATGCGGCCGAGCGCACCATCGACGTGGTCTGGTCCACAGGCGCGCGCGTGCGCCGCAATCCGTTTTTCGGCGATCCCTTCGACGAGGAACTGGCGATGGATCCGCGCGCCGTCCGTCTCGATCGCCTGAACGCGGGTGCGCCGCTCCTGAAGGTGCACGATGCCTCCGTGCTCGACAGCGTCATCGGCTCGGTCGTGCCGGGCAGCGCTCGCATCGAGAACGGACGCGGCATCGCCCGTGTCCGCTTCTCCGACCGGGCTGAAGTCGAACCGCTCTGGAAGGACGTCGAGGCCGGACACATCCGTGCGGTCTCGATCGGCTACCAGGTCCATCGCTTCGAGGTGACCAAGCAGGCGGGCGCGCCCGAGCTGTGGCGCGCGGTCGATTGGACGCCGTTCGAGATTTCCGCAGTGCCCATTGGCGCTGATCCGGCGGCGGGCTTCCGCGCCGACGAACCCCTTCATCCCTGCGTCGTCCACCGTGCCGACGTTTCCATCGAGGAGAAAACAGCCATGGACGACACGCCCGAACCCCTTGAGCAGAACGCCACTACCGAAACTCGTCTCGATGCTCTGGAACCTCCGGCGCGCCGTCCCGAACCGCCGCTCGATCCCGATGCGATCGCAGCCCGGGCGCGCGATGCCGAACGCAACCGGGTCTCCGCGATCTTCGATCTGCAGGCCCGTCTTGGCCTGAAGCGTGCCCAAGCGGATGACCTCGTGAAGCGAGGTGTCGCGATCGAGGATGCCCGCCGTGAGATCCTCGACACGCTCGCCTCGACGGCGGACGAGACGCGGGTGTTCGCGCAGGCGGCAAGCCCGATGGGCGGGCGCGACGAGCGCGTCACGCGGCGCGAAGCTGTCGCAGGCGCGTTGCTGCACCGTCACTCGCCAACGCTGTTTCCGCTTGCCGAGCCGGCGCGGGAGTATCGCGGCCTGACCCTGATCGAGCTTGCCCGCGAGTTCCTGGCATCCGCAGGCGTCAATGTGCGCGGGCTTTCCCGCGACGAGATCGCCACGCGCGCCCTTCACTCCACTTCGGACTTTCCGGAGGTTCTCGCCGCCGTGACGGGCAAGACGCTGCGGCAGGCCTACGATGCCTATCCACGCACTTACGTTCCCTTCTGCCGACAGGTGCTCGCGACCGACTTCAAGGCGATGCACCGTGTCCAGCTCGGCGAAGCGCCGCAGCTCGTCAAGGTGAACGAGGGCGGCGAGTTCAAGCGCGGCACCCTCGCCGAAGGGCGCGAGAGCTACCGTGTCGAGACCTACGGTCGCGTCGTTGCGGTCACGCGGCAGGTCCTCATCAACGACGATCTCGACGCCTTCACCCGCATTCCGGCGATGTATGGCACGGCGATCGCCACGCTGGAGAGCGATGTGGTCTGGGGCATCATCCTGGCCAACGCCGCCATGAGCGACTCCATCGCGCTGTTCCACCAGAACCACGGCAATCTGGCGAACCCGGCCACCGCGCTCAGCGTCACCGCGATCGGCGCCGCGCGCGCTGCCATGGCTAGGCAGACGGGGCTGGACAAGAAGACGATCCTCAACGTCCGACCCGCCTATCTCATCGTGCCTGCCGCGCTCGAACTCGCGGCCGAGCAGCTGGTGGCGCAGAACCTCGTGCCTGCCCAGACCGGCAACGTGGTCCCGTCCTCGATCCGAACCCTGACGCCGATCTCCGAGCCTCGTCTCGATGCCGCGAGCCTCACGGCCTGGTATCTGGCGGCGAACCCCGCCCAGATCGACACCATCGAATACGCCTATCTCGAAGGCCAGCAGGGCGCCTACATCGAGACGCGCAACGGCTTCGATGTCGACGGCGTCGAGATCAAGTGCCGTCTCGACTTCGGCGCGAAGGCGATCGATTGGCGCGGTCTCTTCCGCAACCCAGGCGCTTGATCTTCGAACCTGCCAGTATCTTCACCACCATCTCGGAGCCAGTTCCATGAAGAATTACGTCCAGCCCGGGCGAACGATCACGCTCGCCGCTCCCTATGCTGTTGCCTCCGGCGACGGCCTTCTCGTCGGCTCGATTTTCGGGATCGCGACGGCTTCCGCAATCCTTGCCGAGCAGGTGGAAGCCTGCCTCGTCGGTGTCTTCGATCTGAAAAAGACCGCATCGCAGGCGTGGAGCGTCGGCGACAAGATCTATTGGGACAACACCAACAAGGAGGCCACCAAGACGGTCGGAAGCAACACGCTGATCGGCGCGGCAGTCGAAGCCGTCGGCAATGGCGCTGGTGAGACCATTGGTCGGGTTCGCCTCAATGGAACCGCATGACGATGTCCGCCTTCACATCGGCCATCGATGCGCTCTTCGCCGATCCCAATCTCGGCGAAGACGCGCTGTGGAAAGCAGGCGGTGTCGGCGCAGGCGTTGCTGTCCGCATCATCCGCAAGTCGCCAGACCGCATGGCGGAATTCGGCGAAAGCCGCGCCGTATTGCCGACAATCGGCATCGATATCCGCCGCTCGCAGGCCGCAGCGATCACCGAGGGCGATCTGATCGAGATCGGCGCCGAGGCTTATCGGATCATCGGCGAACCGATGGGCGATCCGCTCGGGCTTGTATCGGCCTGCGAGGCCGTAAAGGTGTGATCCATGCGGTTCACCATCCAGCGTCCCAATCTCAGCAAAGTGCTTGCTGAAACCGAGAAGGATATCGAGCGCGCAGTCACGTCGGGGATGCGCGATGCCGCCGATGGCCTGAAGCAGGATCTCCGCGAGGATGTCGTCGCAGCCGGGCTCGGTGAACGGCTATCGCGGACATGGCGGGGAAAGACATTTCCCGAGGTCGGCGAGAGTGCCGAAGCCGCTGCCTATGTCTGGTCACGCGCGCCGAAGATCGTCGATGCCTTTGACCGTGGCGTGGTGATCCGTTCGGCACGCGGTCTGTTCCTGGCGATCGCGACCGCCGCCGCCGGCAAGAGCGGGCGAAGTGCGGCGGGCTCGCGCGAGAAGATCACGCCGGAAGGCTGGCAACGGCGAACCGGCCTGAAGCTTCGGTTCGTCTATCGGCGCGGCCGTCCTTCGCTGCTGGTGGCCGATGATGCCCGGATCAATGCGCGCGGGCTTGCCGCTCGAAATCGCCGTAAATCAGGCCAAGCCAGCGTCATCGTGTTCATTCTGGTTCCGCAGGTCACCCTAAAGAAGCGCCTCGATGTCGAGAGCGCCGCCAAACGGCAAGCCGCGCGCGTGCCCTCGCTGATCGCGCGGCACTGGCCGCAATCCTGAAGGCTTGGTCCACCATGGCTTCGAAACGCGAAACCGTCCTCGCGGCGGTGAAGGCGCTTGTCGCCGCTGCCCTGCCGGGCGCGGAGGTGAAGCGCAATCTGGCCAAGGCCGAACGCATTCCGCCCGGAGGCCTGGTTGTGATCCGCGACGGCGATCCGGGCGAACCGGAAGTCAGCCTCTCGCCGCTGACCTATCTCTATTCGCACCGCATCCCGCTTGAGATCGCCGCCTACGAGAGCGCCACGCTCAGCCGAGAGCAGGTGCTGGACGCCATGCTCGGGGCGATCGGCGCCGCGGTTATGGCGAACCGGACGCTCGGCGGGCTGTGCGACTGGATCGAAGCCGAAGCGCCGGTGACGGACGATATCGAAGCGCTCGGCGCCTTGCCCGGACGCTTCGCCGATCTCGCGATCCTCGCCGTCTACGCGACGACCGATCCGTTGAACTGATCGACGGCCCTTCGACTTCGCTTAGGCCTTTGCAACTGAACCAACAACGACAGGAGTATTCCCATGGCACGCGCACGCGGCGCCAACGCCGTCATGGCAGCGGTGTTTGAAGCCACCTATGGCGTCACGCCCGGCACGGGCTTTCGCAAGCTGCCCTTCGTCTCGGCCAACCTCGGCGAAGAGCAATCCCTGATCGAAAGCGATCTCCTCGGCTATGGCCGCGATCCGCTGACGCCAGCCTATGACGTGGTGTCGAACGAAAGCGACATCGTCGTTCCGATGGATCACCGCAACATCGGGTTCTGGCTGAAGGGCCTCTTCGGCAATCCGACCACGGTTGCGACGGTCGCCGCAAAGGGCTCGATCCTGTTCTCGGCGCAGCCGGTGGCGAACGCAACGATCACGATCGCCGGAACCGCCTTCACCTTCGTTTCCGCCGCGCCGACCGGAAACCAGATCCAGATCGGTGCCAATCTCGGCGCAACGCTGACCAATGCCGTGACCGCCCTCAACGCTAGCGTCGTGCCGGCCGTCGCAGCGGCGACCTATGCCCAGACGGGCGGAAACACGCTGACGATCACGCATGACACGCTAGGCCTTGGCGGCAACAGCTTCACGATCGCCGCGTCCACCGCACCCGCTTCAAACGGCACGGTCTCGGGCACCACGCTCACCGGCGGCGCGAATGGCCACACCTTCGTCTCCGGCACGCAGAACCTGCCGTCGATGTCGATCGAGGTCGGCCTTCCCGACGTGCCGTTCTTCGGGATGAACTATGGCGCGCGAGCGAACAGCCTTTCAATCCAAGCGCAGCGCTCCGGGCTTCTCTCCGCCACGGTCAACGTGATCGCCCAAGGCGAGGCGACGGCCACCGCGACGGCGGCAGGCACGCCGAGCGCGCTTGATGTCGAGCGCTTCAGCCAGTTCCAGGGATCGATCACGCGTAACGGCGCGGTGCTCGGCAATATCGTCTCGGCGGAACTGATGTATTCGAACAACCTCGAAAAGATCGAGGTCATCCGATCCGACGGGCGCATCGCCGATACCGATCCGGGCATCGTCAAATGCTCGGGCAATCTCAATGCGCGGTTTCAGGACACGAGCCTGCTCGATCAGGCGACCGCCCGCACGCCGTGCGAGATCGCCTTCGGCTGGACCATCGACGCCAGCCGCTCATTGCTCTTCACCGCGCATCGCGTGTTCCTGCCGCGCGGCAACCGGCAAATTCAGGGACCTGGCGGCATTCAGATGCCCTTCGCCTGGCAGGCAGCACTCGATCCGGTCCTGACCAAGACCTGCACCGTCGTTTTGACCAACGACGTGGCCTCGTACTGATCTTTCCTTCCTCGAAACCCGCCAAACCTGAAGGAGCCACCATGCTCAAGCTCGAACCCGTGTCCGCCGAACCCTTCTGGCTCGATTTGCTGCCCGGCGTGCGCATCCAGTTCCGCCCCGTCTCGGTCGCCGCCATGCTGATCGCGCGCGGCGCGGCGGGCGAGGCCCTGAAGGCCGGCGGCGAACAGGCGACGATCGAGGCGGGCGCGGCCTTCACCCGCGCGCTCGCCCATACCGGCATTGTGGCCTGGGAGGGCATCGGTGACGCCAAGGGTAAGCCGGTTGATCCCGACAAGGAGGCCATCGAGCAATTACTCGAACTCTGGCCCGCCTTCGACGCCATCGACCGTCTCTATGTCGGCCCGGCGCTGACGAGGCTTGACGAAAAAAACGTCTGATCGCCCTCGCCGAATGGCACTTCGACGGTGGCGAAAGCTATTGCGCCGCCTGTCCTTCGCGCTGTGCGGGCTGTCCATACGACGAACACGAGCCCGAGACTTCCGAGGGAATGCTGGCGTGGGCAGTGATCCGCCGTTCGGCTGGCCAGGTTCGAGCGGTGATGGGCGGCGTCTATGCGCTCGATTTCGGGTCGATCCTGATGCTCGCCCACGCCATGGGCGCGCTGAACCCGCTTCTCGTCGATGTCCTGCCCGAGATTGAACCCATCGTCGTCAACGCCTATCGCCGGAACGCTGATCCATCATGAGCGCCACGAATGTCTCCATCCGCCTCGGCGTTGAGGGGAAGGCGGAGATCAAGCGCGCCTTCGAGGAAGTCGGACAATCTGGTCAGTTGGCCTTCGGCTCGGTCGAGAAGGCGATGGACCGCTCCGGCGCCGCAACCGACCGCGAGGTTGCACGGCTCAAGCGCCTGGCCGAAGCGGCGCGCATGGCCGGCGAAGCCGACGCGTCGCAGAAGCGGTTCAACACCGTTCTGAACGTTGACCGCCCGATCCCGAAATCCGCCCGCGACTCCGCCGGTGTCTTCGAGGATGCGGCGCGGGAGGCGGAAAGCTTCGCGGCACGGGCCAATGCGCTGCGCGCCGCGATCGACCCTCTCGGCGCGGCGCAGGCCCGCCTGAACCAGGAACTCGCCGAATACGCCACGCTCGCCAAGCGTGGCGCAATCACCTCGGCTGAACACACCGCCGCGCAGGCGCTGGCGAAGCAGCGCTTCGATCAGACATCGCAGGCGATCAAGGGTGTGGGCGGCGCAACCGGCCTCACCCGCAACCAGCTTCTGACGCTGCAATACACGTTCAACGACGTGGTGGCGTCGATGTCGACCGGCATGTCGCCGATGACCATCCTCATGCAACAGGGCGGTCAGGTAACGCAGGCCTTCGGCGGCTTGCGCGGAACGATTGCCGCTTTCGGCTCGGCGCTCGGCGTGGTGGGCGGGATCGCGATCGGGGTTGCGGCGGCAGTCGTCGGCCTCACCGCCGCCTGGGTGGCGAACGATGCGTCAACGCGCGCTGTCACCACCGCGCTGATGGGCGCTGGCCGCGCCTCGGGCGCGACCGCCGCCGAACTTGAGCGGGTTGCCCAGTCATCGAGCGTCACCGGCAAGGTCTCGGTCACCGCCGCGCGCGAAATGGAAGTCGCATTCCTGCGCACCGGCAAGATTGGCGCCGAGGAAATGAGCCGCGCCATCGGCATCGCTCGCAACTTTGCGGTCACAATGGGCGTCGAAACTAGGGCCGGAGCCGAACAGCTTGCAACCGCGCTCGCCGATCCGGTGCGCGGCGCCGATGAGCTGAATTCCCGGCTCGCCTTTCTCGACGACCGGACGCGGCAGTATATTCGCACGCTGGTCGATCAGAACAATCGAACCGAGGCGCAGCGGGTTCTCCTAGATAAGCTCGTCCCGGCGCTTGCCGATGCCGAACA